CACGCGTTGAGGAACGCCAACGCATCGTGAACATTCTTTCGTTTGAGGCGAACCAGCACCGTGACCCGGTCGCGGCTGAAGCCATCCACGAGGCCATCCGGCTCGTGCTCGACCCCGCCCCTGACCTGGTCCTTTAGGGAGCCATCATGCATTCATTCAATGCGGAACTTGTTGACAGGTATGACGAGTGGTGCCGCGCCGGGGGGATTGCTGAAGGTTCCCGACGGTTGAAGCGCCAATACCTTGGCAAGTTCGCTGACGAGTTTGACCTACGAACGTGCACCACTGCGGACGTGGCCTCATGGCTGGCCCGTAACCCGAACTGGAAACCAGCCACGCGGCGCGCCGCCCGGTCCGCCCTCACCACATTCTTCAAGTGGGCGCAACGCACCGGGCAGCGGACCGATGACCCGGCGGCAGAAACCATGTCTGTTCGTGTTCCTATGCCGCCACCAAAACCTGTTCCTGAATCCATGTTGACGGAGGCGTTAGGCAAGGCCCCGGAGCGGGTCAAGCTCATGCTGTTGCTTGGTGCGTTCGCGGGGTTGCGGCGTGCCGAGATCGCGGGCCTACACGTTGACCACATCGAGCTGGAAACGGGCCGGTTGCGGATCACGGGCAAGGGTTCCAAAACGCGCCTGATTCCCATTCACCCGGTGTTGTCGCCTCTGCTTGAGGCGGTGCACGCTAAGGGCGGTTACGTGTTCCCGAACGGTCGAGGCACACCCTTGACCCCCACGACCGTGGGGCGCCTGGTGAAGCCGTACCTGGGGAGCCTGTCCACTCACGCGTTGCGGCATCGGTTCGCGTCCCAGGTGCACGCCAACTCTCACGACCTGCGGGCCGTTCAGGACCTGCTTGGGCATTCGTCCCTAGCCACCACACAACGCTATTTGCAGATTACGGACGAGCAGAAAAACGCCGCCGTGATGTCGCTAGGTGGTGCCGCGTGATTGTCCAAATTGACGTGCTGGGGATTCCCGCGCCGCAAGGATCAAAACGGCATGTGGGGCGGGGCATCCTTGTGGAGTCGTCCACAAAGGTGGGGCCGTGGCGTGAAGCGGTCGTGGCAGCCGCCACCAACCAGGGCGCCGCGAACCGTCAACTTGACGGGCCCATCCACGTGGACGTGTCGTTTTACTTCCCGCGCCCCAAAGGGCATTACCGGGCCAACGGTGACCTGAAACCCGGTGCGCCTTACGTGCACTCCGTCACCCCTGACATTGACAAGGTGTTACGGGCCACGCTCGACGCCCTCACACAGGCCGCCGTCATTACCGATGACGCCCGCGTGCAACACGTGGAGGCCCGCAAGCTGTACGCCACCAGCGACCGCGCCCCCGGCGCCCTCATCCACGTAAAGGGGACAAACCCGTGACATACAAGCCACCACGCAAAGGGTCCAACACTGCCGTGTCCGTGCCTCGACCCCTGAACGTTGTTCAGGAAGGCCATTGGATGTTTCAGGCGGCGTGCCGTGACGAGGACCCTGGCCTGTTCTATGACAACGACCATGAACGCCCTGAAGCGCGGGTGTTGCGTACCGCCTTGGCTAAAGACATTTGCAAGCGGTGTGAGGTGCGGAAGGAGTGCCTAGACACCGCCATGCACAACGAGGAAGCGTATGGCATTTGGGGTGGGCACACCGCCCCCGAGCGTTGGCACCTGGCCAAGTTCTTGCGCGAGGAAGCCACCGCATGACCCCGGTACGTCGCCGCCACGACCACGTACCCCGAACGTTTGGGACGTGGACGTGCATGGTGTGTGACTGCCAAGGCATCGGCGGCCTCAACGCCTTTTACGTCCACTACTACAAAGAACACGAAACCGAAAAGGGGAAAACCAATGTCCAGTAACGCCTTTACCGTGGTCGGGAACCTGACCGCTGACCCTGAACTGCGGTTCACCGCCTCGGGTGCCGCCGTAGTGAACTTCACCATTGCGTCCACCCCGCGGCACAAGAACGCCGCCGGGGATTGGGTAGACGGAGACACCCTGTTTATGAAGTGCACCATTTGGCGTCAGGCCGCTGAGAACGTGGCCGAGTCCCTGCGGAAGGGGAACCGGGTCATTGCTACGGGCAAGCTGGCGTCCCGAACGTTTGAGACCCGTGAGGGTGAAAAGCGGACCGTGGTGGAGCTCGACGTGGACGAGGTGGGCCCGTCCCTGAAAACCGCCACCGCGGTGGTGTCCCGAACGGTGCAGGCATCAGGAATGGGTTTCCAGTCCCCCGCCCCCATGGATGACCCGTGGGCGTCGCCCGCTAAGGCCGCCACCCTTGACCAGGGTGAGGTTCCCTTCTAATGGCCGACAAAGCCACCGTGTTCCTGACAGGTCAGGACCTGAGCCATGAGGTGACCGTGGCAAACGCCATCCTTGCCAGGTGGCCGGGGTTTGAGTTTCACCCCACCCCCAAGTTCTTTCCCTTTGATTTCCACATTATGCGGGTGTACCAGCGGGGCAGTGCCGACTATTTGGGCGGCCTAGAAGTCAAGTGGTTCAACCACGACAGCGCCACACCCGGCGTGTTCAACTTCAACAAACTGCTACAGCTCCTCGCCATGACCGTGCACCGCGACGACCCTGACTGTCACCATCGGGTCGCGTTTCGGTTCACGGACGGCATTTTGATTTCGTCGGCCCGCGACGTCGCCCGAAATGAACCGTTCCTGTTCACCCGCCGCGACCGCAACGAAACCGATCTAGTCGTGCGAGTCAGCCCCCAAACCACCCTGGGCACATGGTTGGAGGTCCAAACCTGATGGCACTTCCGTGGGTTCGACTCGACACCGGACTACCCGATCACCCCAAAATTTTGTCCCTGATCGGTGGAAAAAAGTCCCGCGCGGCCCTCATGTACGTGTTCGGGCTGGCATATTCGGGCCGCCACGAGACCGATGGCTTCATCCCCCAAGCCGCCCTGCCGTTCATCCACGGCACCAAATCTGACGCCCTAGCCCTATGCGAAATCGGGTTATGGCACGCCCGGCCAGGGGGCTGGGAAATAAACGATTGGGCCGAATATCAGCCCTCTAGTGAGGAATCCGCCCGCCGAAAAGAGTCAGCAAGGAACGCCGCACTGAAACGTTGGCACGAAACCGCCTAATGCGACCCGCATATGCGAACCGCAATGCGACCCGCATATGCCACCCGCATATGCACGGACGGACGGACGGACGGACGGACTTACGGACCTAGTAGTTACTTCCGTAACCACATGACACTAAGTAACGCGCGCGAAAGGCAAACCAAATCATGCCAAATCAAACCCTCTGCGAGCTCCCCCACCGCGAACCCAAAGCCACCCACAAGGGCCGAGTCTGCGACCACCACCACCGATGGATCGGCTACACCCTCACCGACATAGTCGAAACCAGCGCCCTACTCCCCCACTTCATCGAACCCGGCACAGCCCTAGACGACGGCAGACAAGTCCACGGCAAACGCGTAGACCCACCCGCACCCCTACGCCTCGACGTCGTCGCCCTCAACGACCGGCGCACCGTCGCCCGCTTCCCCGGCGACCTCATACCCGTCCTCGCCATCCTCGAAACGTGGGCCCAACTCGTCCGCGAAACACGCCAACTCCAAACCCCCACCACACCCGTCACCATCCTCAGAGAAACCAAAACCCTCCACACAAACCTTGACTGGCTCATCACCCAAGAATGGATAGCCGACCTCGCCACAGAACTCCGCGACATCAAAGCCGCCCTACACTCCGCCATCGGAGACCACGCACCACGACCCGTAGGCGTCTGCCCCATCCACCACCCCGACACAGGCGAATGCGGAGGCAAGCTCTACCAAGACCGCTACGGCGGAATGTCCGTCACCTGCCGCAAATGCGGAGAAACCTGGGGCGAAACAGAACTACGCCGCCTCGGACTCATGACCACAGCCATTTGACAATGCGCGCAAACACACCCACAATGGGCAGTGCAGAAGTCTGCCCACAGCCCGGTCACCCACAAGGGACCGGGCTGAAGCATTTGGGAGGAGCGTTGGCCGCCACCAAAACCCGGCGCCAAGCCACCCCCGAACCACCCACACGACTCCACGAAATCGACGAAGCCCTCCGCTGGTCCTCACTCACCTACACCATCCCACGAGACCACGTATGGGAACGATGGGTAGACCACCTCCTAGACCAACGCCTACGCCTCATGCCCCACGACACACGCCATGGCAGCCGGTAGAAACGGCAGGCCCTGGCGCCGCATCAGAGCCCAAGTCCTCGCCGCATCAAACGTGTGCTGGTTATGCGGACACCCCGGCGCCGACAGCGTTGACCACGTCATCCCCCTACGCATCCTGAAACAAACCGGGCAGATGCAACTAGCCGAGGACCCCGCGAACCTCAGGCCAGCCCACAAGGTGTGCAACTCGCGCCGCCAAGACAAACCCCCCACCCCGCTCGTGTCGTCACGTCGCTGGTGATTTTTTCTAGCCACTCGACGGAACACTCCGCGCCCCTGTTCCTTTTTCTCTCCCCACAATTTTTGGAGTGCGCCCCTATGGCCCGTAGGAAGCCCGTAGACAGCCTTGCGGGTCACGCGGGTGCTGGGGATAGGCGCGCGGCGCTTGAGGCGTTACGCGATTTGCTGGCGCGTCATTTGGAAATCGCTGACAGGGACGTGCCGGCGTTGGCGCGTCAGCTCAGAGAGGTCATGGCCGAACTTGACAGCCTCCCGAACCCGCAGGAAACCAGCAAGGTTGACGAGCTCAACCGGAAACGAGCGGCGCGGCGCGCAAAGGCCGCGGGTTAGTTCGGTTCCTGAGGCGGTTTCGTCGTCGGGTATTGAGGCGGTTGACTTGGCGGCGTCGGTTGGTTTGATCCTCGACCCGTGGCAGCAACTGGTTTTGACGGGTGGTTGTGGTGAGCGGGCTGACGGCAAATGGTCGGCGTTTGAGGTCGCGGTTATTAGCCCACGGCAGAACGGCAAGAATGGGATTCTTGAGGCTCGGGAACTAGCCGGGTTGTTTCTGTTTGGCGAGAAACTCATTTTGCATTCGGCGCATGAGTTCAAGACGGCGCAGGAAGCGTTCCGCCGGGTTTTGACTTTGGTGGAGAACCACGACGACCTGAGGAAGAAGGTTGCGCGGGTGCGTACCTCCCATGGGGAGGAAGGTATCGAGTTGCGCGATGGGGCCCGGTTGCGGTTTATCGCGCGTAGTACGGGTTCGGGTCGTGGCTTTAGCGCGGACTGCACCATTTTGGATGAGTCGTACAACTTGTCGGCTCAGGCTATGGGTGCTTTGTTGCCGACGTTGTCGGCGCGCCCTAACCCTCAGGTGTGGTACACGTCGAGTGCGGGCACTCGTGAGTCGTCACAGCTGATGATGGTTCGGGATCGTGGCCGCGCTGGTGGTGACCCTGGGCTGGCCTATTTTGAGTGGTCGGCGGGTCCTGATGCCCAGGTGGATGACCGTGAGTCGTGGGCTTTGGCGAACCCGGCTATGGGTATCCGCATTGCTGAGGAGTTCATTGAACGGGAGTTGGCGGCCCTGCCGTTGACTGAGTTCCGGCGTGAACGCCTCGGGGTTTGGGATGACGAGGCCGCGGGCTCGGATTGGGTTATCCCCATTGAGGCTTGGCAGGCGTGCGCCGATCCGGCGTCTGAGGTTGAGGACCCGGTGGTGTTCGCCGCTGACGTGTCCCTGGACCGGGCGTGGTCGTCCATTTCTGTGGCGGGTGCCCGCGCTGATGGTGTCCCTTCCGTTGAGGTTGTGGATTATCGGCGGGGTACGTCGTGGGTGGCTCCGCGGTTGGCGGAGCTGGTGCAGCGTCATGGCGCGTTGGGTATCGGTTTGGACCCTGGTGGCCCGTCTGGTTCTTTGATTCCTGAACTGGAAAACCTTGGGGTGCCTCTCATTCTGATGTCCGCTCGTGACATTGCCCAGGCGTGTGGCGCGTTCTATGACGCGGTGGCGTCGGGGTCGTTGCGTCACCGGGACCAGGCGGAGTTGACGGCGGCTGTGTCGTCGGCCCGTAAGCGCCCGTTGGGGGACGCTTGGGCGTGGTCACGTAAAGAGGCCGTGTCGGAAATCACCACGCTCATTAGTGCCACTGTGGCGCTTAGGGCTTATTCGGAAGCGACGTCAGGTAGGTCCGTGGACGTCGCACAGTCGGTTTGGTAGGGAGCCCCATGAGGTCACGGTTGCCTTTCGTGCTCGACGTCGCGGGCATTGTGCTTGTGTCTGTCGGCGCGTTCATGTGGTCCGCGGTGGCTGGTTTCGTTGTGGCCGGTCTCGGACTTGTTGGCATTTCGTGGTTGTCGGAGCGTGACCAGTGAGCCTGATTAGACGTATCACCGGGAATGGTGAGCGCCGGTCGGATGTGGCGTGGGGTGGCATTCCGACTTTTCCCGTGAACTCCAATAATCCTGGCGCTTCCACGTGGGCTGGGGTGAACGTCAACACGGACACGTCGTTGCGTCATTCAGCGGTGTGGGCGTGTGTGCGGCTCATTTCGGGGACGTTGGGGCAGATGCCGCTAGAGGCGGTGCAGGACGTTGACGGGGTGACCCGCCCGGCGGGTGTGGCCCCGCAGTTGCTGGTGGAGCCGTCTGCCCTGGTGCCTAGGTCGGCGTGGGTTGAATCGGTTATCACGTCGCTGCTGCTCAGGGGTAACGCCTACGGTCAGGTTGTCGAGTACACCCCGGATGGTGTGCCTACCCGCATTGAGTTGTTGAACCCTGAAATGGTGCGCCCTGAGCTTGACCGGGCCACGGGCCGGGTCACGTACTACATCACCGTGAACGGTGAACGCACCATGCATGAGCGTTGGCCCCTTGGGGACATTTGGCATATTCCTGGGCTGTTGCTCCCTGGCGCGTTTGTGGGTGTCAGCCCTATTGAGTACGCCAGGCAGGCCATTGGTCAGGGCTTGGGGGCGGAACGTTTCGGCGCACAGTTCTTTGGTGAGGGTGGCGTTCCTGCCGCGATTCTCTCGACGGATCAGCCTGTCACTGAGGAACAGGCCGCCACCGTCAAGGCCCGTTTCATGCAGGCGGTCCGGGGCCGACGTGAACCGGCGGTGTTGGGTGCCGGTATTCAGTACAAGCAGATTCAGGTTGCTCCCGAGGAATCACAGTTCATTGACGCTCAACGATGGTCCGCTGAACAGGTGTGCCGTGTGTTCGGCGTTGACCCCACCATGTTGGGTGTGTCAGCCGGATCAGGTTCCACCGTCACCTACCAGAACCGCGAAAGCCGGGTAGCTGACTTCCTCGCGTTCACGATTGGGCCGTGGCAGAACCGTGTTGAGGAAGCCATTGGCACGCTGTTGCCTCGCCCGGTGTGGGCCAAGTTCAAGACTGGCGCCATTCTGCGGGCCGACATTCAGACTCGATACCAGACGTACCTAGTGGCCGCACAGATTCAACAGGCCACGGGTAGCCCGCTCCTCACCACTGAGGAAATGCGGGGATTGGAAAACCTGCCGCCGTTGCCGGCGTCGGGTGATGTTGGGGGTCCGACCGGAGGAACGTTGAATGACTGACAAGGTCGAGCGCCGGAGCGTTGAAGCGGGGTGGGAAATCCGGCAGGACCCTGATGGGCGCGTGGGTCTCCGC